TTTAAAATAAAAGATAAATCTTTTGCAGTTGACTTGTGGGATGAAAGTATAGTGGAGGATTTTAGCACATGACATTTGTTTGGCGACACCCAAAATTTTATAAAAAATCAAAAGATGACTTGACAAATGAAGTAAACTATGATAAGGGAATTAATCATGAAAAAATACAAAGTAAGACTAGCAGGACTAGGAATAGAAGCAGTAGCAATAATACCATTCGAGGAAGAACCAACACTAGAGAAGATAGAAAATAATGTAGCTTATTATTTAAATAATAATCTAATGAAAGTAGAGGCTAATGAGTTTGTTAGCCGAGATAGATACTTAATAACATACGAGGAAGTCCAAGTTGAATTATAAGCAACAGTTAGAAGTCATTAAAAATCTAAACTTAAAACAAGATCACAAAGAGAGAACAGATTGTCCATTCTGTCATCATAGTAATACAATGCTAATTGATACCACTGGTAACAGTATAGGTTGGTACTGTTTTCATGCTTCGTGTAAAGCAAAAGGAAAACACGAGGGGCAAAAAACTATGGACTATGTTATTAAGACTTTCTCAAATAAAAAAGATGATTCGGAGTTATCAGTATTTAATCTACCAGAAAGTTTTAAGTCCCCATTCTCTCATGAAAAAGCAATGAAGTATTTACGAAACAACAACTGTTGGGATTCTTTTATGATGAATAGAGCAGATATTAAATATGATGTAGCACAAGACAGAGTTGTATTTGTAGTTAAAAATAAATATACAAATGAATACGCAGGTGCAGTTGGCAGAGCATTACACAAGGACACATATCCTAAATGGTTTATGTATGGTAATAAGCATGTTCCTTTTATTTGTGGTGAGGGTGATGATGCAGTTATTGTAGAGGATTGTGCTTCTGCATGTGCAGTATCTGGTGTACTAACTGGTATTGCTTTGATGGGTACATCATTAGCAGATACACACCTTGCACATATCATGCAATACAAAAATATTTATGTTGCACTTGACAGAGACGCAACTACTAAATCCTTTTCTATTGCAAAAGAGTTAAGGTCAAAAGGTTTTACAAACGTAAAAGTAAAAGCATTGGAAGATGATTTAAAATATTTTAAAACAGAAGAGATAAGGAGTATATTTTATGACTGAAGAAATGATGAAAGAGATACTTGAAAGTTGGACTAACTGGAAGTATGATATTATAGATACAAACAAAGCAGATTGGACTCAAAGGGATCAGAGCAAACTTGACACAATTACAGTTATACTAGAGAACGAACTAAAAGTACAAAAAGCAATCAACAGAAGATAATGAAGGGAGACACGATGGAAAAGCAGATACTAAAAAAGATGTTAGACAAATCTTTTTACGACCAATACAAAGGCTCAGTATCAAGCAGTGTATTTGAGGGTGACTTGGGTTCTTTGTTTGACACAATCAAACGAGCACACTCAGAGTATGAGGAGTCAATAAAAGTAGATGAGTTATATGGATTGCATACTACGATGTATAATCCTGCATTAACTAGGGCAGCAAAAATAAAATTCAATGAATTAATTGAAGACTTAAAAGATATACAAGAACCATCTAACGAGATAGCAAAAGATATTATGAAAGTTCTTGTAGAAAGAGAGACTGCACAGAAGATAGCAGTTGAAGCCACAGAAATATTTAATGGTAAGCCTGCAAACTTTAATGATATTATTTCTATAATAGAAAAGCACAAGACAAATACTCCAGATGAGAAAGTAGAATCTGTGTCCAATAATATTGGAGAAGTTATGAATCAATTAGTTGATACAACTAAATGGAAGTTCAGTATCTCTACACTGAGAGACGAGGTTGGTGGTATTGGTGATGGTAATTTAATGATTGTGTTTGCTAGACCAGAGACAGGTAAGACTGCTTTTTGGGTTAGTCTAGTGTCATCACCAGATGGATTTGCTGAGCAAGGTGCTAAAGTTCATGCGTTTATAAATGAAGAACCTGCAGTTAGAACTCAGATGAGAGCCATATCCTGTTATACAGGAATGACAAGAGAAGAAATAGTTGAGAACATAGAGATTGCAAATGGTAAATGGGATTTAATAAAAGAGAATATACAACTATATGATACTGTTGATTGGACAATGGACGATATAGATTCACATTGTGAAAAACATAAGCCAGATATTATTGTCATTGATCAACTTGACAAAGTAAATATTTCTGGTATATACGCAAGGTCAGATGAAAAACTCAGAGCAATATATACTAGTGCCAGAGAGATTGCAAAACGTAGAAAGTGTGCTATCATTGCAATATCACAAGCATCAAATGATGCACATAATAAAAGACATATGGATTTTAATATGATGGAAAACTCTAGGACTGGTAAAGCAGCTGAGGCTGATTTAATTATTGGTGTGGGTAAAGCACCAGATACAAATGGTCAAGAGAATATTGATAGATCATTATGTATTTCTAAAAATAAAATAAATGGGTATCACGGAATTATTGATGCTAAAATTTATAGAGAGATAAGTAGGTACGATGTATGATTACAGTAGTTGACGTAGAAACAACATATCAAAAAAATAAAAACAATGGATTTGATCCATCACCATTTCACCCAGATAATAAACTGGTAAGTGTAGGATTAGAGTCAAAGTTTGGTAGTGAATATTATTTTACTTACCACTCTGAAAAAGTTAGTGAGGGGTGTTATGGCAATATACAAGAGAGGCTAGACCAAACTACTTTATTGATAGGACACAATCTTAAATTTGATTTAATGTGGCTACTTGAAGCAGGATTTAAATACACTGGTAAAGTCTATGATACTATGATAGGTGAATATATACTTAACAAAGGTGTTAGAAAATCTTTGACATTGCAAATGTGTTGCCAACGTAGGAAGATAGGTATGAAGGATGATCGTATAAAGGAATACATGGATCGTGGTATATCTTTTGACAACATACCTGCTGATCTTGTTGAGGAGTATGGTAGAAATGATGTAACAATTACCAAGAGATTATTTGAGTCTCAGATGGCAGACTTTAAACTTCCTGCTAATAAAGATTTAGTTAAGACTGCTAAGATGATGGGTGAGTTTTTAGTTGTATTATCTGACATGGAACGTAATGGTATCTATGTTGATCTAAATGTTTTAGAAAAAGTAAATGCAGAGTACACTGCAGAAAAAGAATATCTAAGGCAGAAGATAGGTAAGATTGTTTATAATAAAATGGGTGACACAGAAATAAATTTATCTAGTCCAGAACAATTATCATGGTTAATCTATTCTAAAAAACCTTTAGACAAAAATAATTGGGCCAAAATATTTAATGTTGGTGTAGATAAGTCAACAGGTAAAAACAAACGCAGACCACAGTTTTCATTAAATCAATTTAGATCTCTAGTTAAAAACAATACTGCACCTGTGTATAAAACAAGTGCAAGCAAATGTATACCTTGTGATGGTAAAGGTGTAACTAAAAGAATAAAAAAAGATGGCAGTCCGTATAAAAATTATACTAAATGTTCTGACTGTGATGGTGATGGATTTATATATCACAAGATGGCTAAACTTGCAGGGTTTAATCAAGTTCCTAGAAGTGTATATGATATATCAGAGTCTGGATTTAGAACAGATAAGGTAACTCTATCTAAACTTTCAGCAGAATCTGAGGGAGAACTTAGAGAATTTTTAGATGCTATTGTAAGATACAATGCAATAGATACTTATCTATCTACTTTTATTTCTGGTATTAAAGATCACACAGATGATCAAGGTATGCTACATCCTAAATTTATGCAGGCAGTAACTGCAACAGGTAGACTGTCGAGTCGTGATCCTAATTTTCAGAATCAACCTAGAGGAAAAACATTTCCTATTAGGCAAGTTGTTAAGTCAAGATTCTCTAATGGTAAAATATTGGAGATAGATTTCTCTCAGCTTGAATTTAGAACTGCAGTGTTTATGGCACAAGATAAACAAGGTATGGAAGATATAAAAAATAATATTGATGTGCACCAATACACTGCAGACATTATTGGAGTATCAAGGCAAGATGCTAAAGCACATACATTTAAACCTTTGTATGGTGGTGTAACAGGTACTGAAGACGAAAAGAAATACTATCGTAAGTTTTTAGAAAAGTATAAAGGTATAAAAGCATGGCATGATAAATTACAAACACATGCTATTAAATTTAAATGTATACAAATACCTACAGGTAGGCAATACTCATTTCCATATGCTCAGCGTATGCCTTGGGGTGGTTCTAGTTATGGTACACAAATAAAAAATTATCCTGTGCAAGGTTTTGCAACAGCAGATATTGTTCCATTAGCGTGTATAAATATTCACAATCTAATGAGGGAACAGAAAGTAAAAAGTTTACTCGTAAATACAGTTCACGATTCTATCGTAGCTGATGTTTATCCTGGCGAAGAAAGTGTGATGGGTAAAATATTCAAGCAGGGCACAAGTAGTGTTATTGATTCATTGAAAGAATATTATAATATAGATTTCAATGTTCCACTTGACACAGAAACAAAAATAGGATATAACTGGTTAGATATGAAGGAGGTAATAACCATATGAGTTTAAATAATACTGAAGATAAAACTAGAAAATATATAATCATGGGTAAGTTTGATCACTCAAATAAATTTATATTTGAAAAACAATTCATTAACAAGCATAGTGCAGATGCATACGCAGAGTTGATGACTGCAAATAAAGAGCATGACGGATACGAATACTTTTTATTTGAACAATCGAAAGCCTATAAATTGGAGGACTAATATGATTGAGGCATTAGAAACTTTAGATGAATATGATGATTCAGACATTACTGTCTACGATGAGTATCAAGCCTTTGTAAATAGTTTCGAAGGAACTTATGATACTTTGTATTTAAATAAAGATCATGAAGACTATTCATCATGGAAGCAATATGCTGAGTATGATGGATTCAAAGTAATACAAACCGATGAGGAGACACGCTTATGTTAGATATATTTTTATCTGCCTGCTTAGCAGTTGTTATTTTCTTTTGGGTATGCGATTTGGTGTACCCACCATACAAGAAAAAAAATAAAAAATAGTACTTGACATTTACTATAAAATATGATATACATTAATTTTTACAAGGAGGTGTTCAATGTCAGACAATGAACTTATAAATATAAACCAAATGACCGATGAGCAAATAATGAAAGCTATAGGTCAAGACGATGGTACATCTAGTAGTGATGGCATTCCTAGATTATCTATTAATAGAAGCCCAGAAGATGACGATGGTAATCAAATACCAGTTGGTTATTTTTCTGTGTTTGATACTACTGTAGGTAAAGTTGCTTATGGTAAACCAGTTAACTTCAGACCATTTATTAGTGGTATGCAATACATGCATTATGATACTGATAAAGCAGAATATGTTAACAGATCAGTTATCTTTTCATCCCACAAAGATGAAGCAATTGATATGTTAGGTGGAGTTAATTGTGGTAAAGTCCCATACAAAGACAGAGACTCACTTACACCAGATCAGCAAATGATACAGAGAACTATCAGATGTTATAGATTAGTGTATGGTCTAGTTAGTTTTGATGGGGTCTTAGCTAATGGTGAAAAGCACAAGGTAGAAAATCTACCTACATTGTACAGAGTATCTGGTACAGCATTTTTACCTGTAAGTAATGCTATCAAAAGACTAAAAGATAGTGGTAAAGTTATGCTTAAACAAGTGCTATCTATTGATACTGAAAGACAGAAAAAAGGTGGTAACACTTTTTATGTTCCTGTAATTGATACTAAGTCTGGTACTGAATTGCAGTTTACAAAAGAGGATAGTGACACTCTAACTGTGTTTCAACAGGCTGTTAAGAAAGAAAACGATGAAGTTCTTACAGCTTACAAAAATTCTAGATCAAAGAAACCGAATGATCAAGATGGTGAAGACGCTAAAATTGTGGAAGAGATGGACGATAAACTTCCAGAGGAAGTATTGGCATCTTAATGAATACAATACTAGATAAAGTAAAAATATATCTTGATAAAGTATCTAGCAATCCTGTCGCTATTTCTGAGGATTTAGTTGAGGAGTTTGGCGAGGCATGTAAAAGTGCCTTGCGTAGACAGTTCTCAGAAAAGCGTAGGGATAGTTTTGAACCTAGAATGTCGAATATAGGTAGGCCACTCTGTCAACTACAAATGGAATCAAAAGGTATTAAAGGTGATGGACAACCTTATAATAATAAAATGAGAAATACATTTGGAGATTTGATAGAGGCCTTAGCTATATTTGTTTTAAAATCTGCAGGAGTTAAAATTGATAGCGAACAAAAAGAAGTTAAGTATAAATTTAAAGAAGACTCTATGTCTGGAAGATTGGATGTTGAGATTGATAACAAGATTTGGGATATTAAGAGTGCGTCACCGTATTCCTTTGAGCATAAGTTTGGTGAGAAGGGGGGCTTTAATGAAGTAGTTAATAATGATTCCTTTGGTTATGCATCGCAAGGTTTTCTCTACGCAGAAGGTATGGGAAAGCCTTTCGGTGGTTGGATAGCTATCAATAAGTCTACAGGTGAATGGACTGTATGTGAAGCACCAGATTTCCAAGATGAACATAAGAATAAATATATTAAAATTGCAGCAGATAATTATACCGCATTAAAAAATAAAACAGAGTTCCAGAAATGTTTCGATGACATAGCCGAAACTTTCAGAGGTAAACCAACAGGCAACAGAACGCTAGGCACTGTATGTTCGTTTTGTCCATACAAAGTGCCATGTTGGGGAGATGGATTGCAACACTTACCACAACAGCAATCCAAGGGAAAGAATCCTAAATGGGTTTGGTATACTTCTGTAACCAATCCTAAGAAGGATGACATGGAGAGTAATGGGGAATAGTTTGAGGGGTCTATTTTCTACTTACTCTCTGTGTTAATATGCATTTGTATTTTGTAGTGTTTAAGAATAAAAAAGATAATGAGTATAGATTATTTAGTAATAATGTGTTTGATGACGAGAAAAAAGCAGAGTACTTTGGTAAGAAAAGTATGAAAAGGGGATTCGAACACAAAGTATTAGAGTATAATAATGATAACGTAAAAAGGTATTGGCATGACTAAGAAAAAAGATACGTTTAAGAATTGCATAAAAGTTTTAATTTCCCCATGGGAAAAAGGATTTACATGTGGTATTATGATGGATAGCAAATCTCAAATGACCACTGAGCAATACGAATTATGTTCTACTATAGCTAGAGGCATGATAAAAATGGCAACCCAAGATCCACAATCTATTTTTGTTTATGGATTAAAAGGATTTGCCGCAGATAAAAAAAACCCCGAAAGATCTAACCTAAGCATGAATGCAGTAGCAGAGTTTGACGAAGAAGATAATGTTATTGATTTTATAGAATGGTTAAAAGCCAAACGTGAAAAGGAGTTAAACTAATGGCAACACATTTAGTAATGGGTGATCCGCATTGCACACCCAAAGCAAGCAATGATAGATTTCTGTGGGCAGGTAGACTAGCCGCAGATATAAAAGCGACACATGTAATATGCATGGGTGACTTTTGTAGTATGGATTCTCTGTCTACATATGACAGAGGTAAGAAATCTTTTGAAGGTAGAAGATACCAGAAAGATATGGAGCATTCGCATGAAGCATTGCATTTGTTTAATAAAGGTTTAGGAAAACATAAACTTAAAAAGATAATGCTACATGGTAATCATGAGGATAGAATAGATAGATTTGTAGAAGAAAATCCAGAGTTAGATGGCACTATGAAAATATCTGATTTACAATTTAAGAAATATGGTTGGCAAGAAATACCATATAAACAATTTAAAGTTGTTGATGGTATTTATTATGCACATCACTTCCCATCTGGTATTATGGGGTCAGCTATATCTGGTGAAAATATTGGTAGAACTCTCTTGACAAAACACAAAGTTTCTGCTACAGTAGGCCATAGTCATTTATTAGATTATGCTATATCTACTTTACCTAATGGTAAAAAGATTCATGGGCTATCTGCAGGATGTTATTTAAGTCATCCAGAACATTTTGCTAGAGATACTCAGCATCTATGGTGGAGTGGGTTAGTAGTTAAAAGAGGAGTTAAAGATGGTAACTATAACATAGAGACTATTGATATTAAAACTATTAGGAGAGAATATGGCAGACGTTAAAAAAGAAATTATTTATAATGGAAATAAGTATATTCTTGAATCAGAAGATAACTATACTATTGATCATGATGATCCTGTAAATCATCCTAATCATTATAAACAAGGTAACAGAGAAACTATTGAAGTCATAAAAGATTATATGACTAATGATGAGTTTGTCGGATACCTTAAGGGCAATATAATTAAGTATGTTGGGAGGTTTAAATTTAAAGGTAATCCTTTACAGGATTTAAAAAAAGCAAGTTGGTATTTAGATAAATTAATAAAGGAGATTGAAATATGGCAAGAGTAAAGCAAGCATTTATAGAAGTTATAGATTTAGTTTGTGGATGTTTACAAGAAAATAAAACATTATCTCAAACTATTAATGAACTAAGGGAACTACATGATTTTAAAAATGGTAGTAATCCTTACCTGCTAGATGAAGAGTATATAGAAAAAACATTTTATGAATACAGAGGATACTAATGGATACAAAGTTACTGATGTTAGATGCGTTAAGAAAAAAATACGAGGCACAGATAGCAGATGCGTATGCTAGTGCACTTGTTTATCTTAATTCAGCTGTTGGTATTGGTGAGCATCCACAGTTCATTGATGAGTTGGATAAACTGGTAAATAAAATATCTTCAGCAGAAGAAAGTATACAAACCCTCAATAAATATTTTACTGATAAATAAGAGGGGAACAATGAGTAAAGAAAAAAAACAACAAGAAGTTAATGGGAAAACATATCTTATAACATCTGATCAATTAATGGATATTATGAGATACTTAATGACTAGACCATATGGAGAAGTAGTTAATATCATGAACAAACTATCTTCACTAAGTCCTTTGGATCCTAGAATTAGTGCAGAGTTCGTGAAACAAGGAGAGAACAATGACAGAAAAGAAAGAAGATGAGATATTAAAACACACAGGAATACTGTTTGAACTTAAGATTGGTTTAAATAAAAACAATATGGTGGTTATAGATTATGGTGGAAAGCCTGTCACTAAGATTAGAGAAGCATTAAAGACTCATCCATTTCATGCAAGTCTTTGTGCATCAATAATTAATCATGCAAACTCTGTTTGTAAAAAACTACAAGAAGATGTTAAACAGATTATACAAAAAATTTAGATATTACTTCTGGCATAACTGTATCATGGATAAGTTAGAAGGTTATGCTAGTAAATTAAGTAACTGGTTTTGGACTAAGCGATGGGGTGATCCGTCACTTTATCGTAAGGCCCAAAAAAAAAAGGAACCCAAGATAACTTAGGTTCCTAATTAGTCGTGTTGCCTTGCTGCGGGGGAGTCTTTATGGCTCCCCTTTTTTATGCAAATAACCTATCTGTTTGTGCCTTAGCTTTACTTAGTTTGATAGGTTTGCTTA